ATGGGGCTGGACATGGTGGTGGTGCGGTAAGTGCGGAACATCATTCAACAAGGAGAGATCATGAAATCAGACACGACGACACTCGTTTTAGGCGGCGCTTTATTCGGCTTGGTGTATGCGGTGCTTGCCTGGGCGATGCTATGAAGCACATAGCAGGCATTTGCGAATGGCGAGACCCGGAAGAGGACCCGCCACCGCTTGGCTCAAAGATGCTGCTGCTTAACCCGGCAGGCGTTGCCTGCATCGGGACCTGGAGCCGAGTATTTATCGCTTGGGCGCCGTTGCCCAAGATTCCACCGAACGTCAAACAAAAACTGGATGAAGCATATGAGAACCTGGGCCAATACACCCGCAATGCGTGACGCCTACCGCGAATGGTACGAGAGCACCGGCATCAAGGATCAGACCCTTGCGAACTGCTGGCAGGCAGCCTGGAATGCAGCACTCAAAAAGCGCGTGCCCAGTAAGCAGCAGGACCTCTTCGGCGTGTCTTCCTTGGCCTTTGCGAGGTCGACCGATCCAGACACGAGCCAGGACGCTGCCAAGTCCTTTGATCCGAATGCAATGGAGTCCAAGGTCCTTCAGGTTATCCAGTCCTACGGCCAGGATGGCTGCATCAAGGACCAGATCCTTCAGCACTTCCCTGCCGACGCCGCTCCGACCGTTACGCCGCGCATAGCGCCGCTTATGCGCAAGGGTTGGATTGAAGATACCGGAGAGCGCAGAAAGGGCCACAGCGGCCGCAATCAGCGCGTACACAGGGCTATTCGATGACCAACAACGAGAAGCAGTGGCTCAACGACCTATCGGAGATCGGCTGCATTCTCTGCGCTCACCTGGGTACACCAGGGACCCCAGCCGAGATCCATCACCCTCGGTCAGGGGTTGGCATGGGCAGGAAGGCCACGCACTTCGAGGCTATCCCTTTGTGCCCGGAGCACCACAGGGGGAAGACGGGCGTTCACGGCCTGGGGACCAAGGGATTTCCCAAGCATTACGGGATCACGGAGCAGGACTTGCAAGCCAAGGCAGCGCTTATGGTCGGCACTCTTCGGGCGCAACGTACCGTTCGTCGGCTGGATAAAGAAAGTAAGCCAGGAGGATAAAAAACTGTGCTGTAATCCTATCCACAGCAAGTCGCTGTGAGAAACAGGAGAAACCAAATGGCAACCTTCAAAGCAAACGAAATCAGTTTTCACCCAACTTCATACGTCGTGGTCATCGGTCGCGATCCAGAATTAGCGGATTACTCAAATCCCCGTGGTGAGCGTTACGGTTTTGCTTGGTATGTGCGTGCTGCTAACGAGTTCGGCGATACCCGTGAGTTGCATGTAGTTACCACCGCATACGAGAGGGAAGGCGAGGATAAGGTCGAAAAGCTTGCTGCTGCATTAACAAATCGCGCACGCGGCGGTAAATTGCCGGTTGGTTTTGATAATTGGTCAACAGGCCGTCCCGTTTATGGATCTGAAGCTTATGAGTCTTATGGACGGTCAGACGATCTGGCAATGGAGGCTCGTGAGTTGGCCGACGAGGCCTGGGCTTAAAGCTACCGGGGCTTCGGCCCCTTGTTGACAAGTGGATAAAAAGCAGTTCTAATACGCATACGGCACTTCCGCCGTGAGAAACAGGAGAAAATGATGCAAACAGCAAGCCTTGTAAACAGCCTCTACAGCCGCATGACAGTCGGTGAGCCAGCGCCCTACGTTGGTATGCCAGCAACCCTGCTTTCCTGGACCGACCGCAACCCATGCACGGTTGTCGAGGTCAACATGGCCAAGCGCTACATTGTCGTGCAGGACGATGATTACAAGCGCGTTGACTCCAACGGCATGAGCGAGTCGCAGCAATACGAGTACACACAAAACCCCGACAACTGCAAGCGGATCTTCCGCAAGATGAAGAACGGCCAGTGGGCCCAGCACTTCATCAACCCCGAGACCAATCGCCTCGTCAAGTCGCAAGGCTGCGGCCTTCGCCTCGGTGAGCGTGAGAAGTACCACGACTTTTCATTCTGATCATGATGATCTACTGCGACTACATTGCCGCGCTCGTTTTCGAGTCCCTGGAAAGGGACCCGAACGGGCTCATGAAGGACCCTTCCGGTATCGAGTTGGACCTCACGCCGGAGGGTGCATACCTAAGTTCCAAGAAGATCGTCCGCGTCCAGGGTGAGAATGGCCGCAAGTACAAAATCACTGTGGAGATCGACGATGGACGATAAAAGACTGCGCCTTCTAGCTTCGGAAGCAGGCCTTAAAGACACGATCGAGGACGTGGCATACATCGCCTACCTGAAGGATCTCGATCGGTTTGCAAACCTGCTGCTGAGCATGGAAAGGGACTCGGTATGCAGGATTATCGACACGGCGCAGATCCCGAAAACGGAAGCCGAGCGGATTAAAAAAATGATCAAGGAGCGCATATGAACGACCCGACCGAGCTTTATAACGCCGTCCGCGAGATGGTGAAGGACCCAAGTCTTACGACCAGGGAAATAGCCGAGAAGACCGGCTATAAGCAGCAGTATGTCAGCCAGCTACGCAGGCGGCACAAAGACAACGAGGCGTGGAAAGCGGCTCGAGAAAGAAAGCAGCGGGAAGAATGGCAAAAAGAGCAGGACAGGATCAAAGGCCTGATCGCTGAGGCGGTGGCCAAGGAGCGCGAGGCCTGCGCAAGGCTATGTGATATTGCGGTCGAAAACTTCACCAGCATATCGCTGCAAGTCGACGACCATGACGGGATCGTTATGGAACACGCGAACACTTGTAATCACTTGGCCACAGCTATTCGAGCAAGGGGTCAAGCATGAGCGGCGACCACAACGCGCACCAAAAGCCAAAGTCGTACCTGGAGAGCACGGGTCTGATGGGCAAGCTCGAGGCGGACGATGCTCAGACCTGGGCCGCGGTTGCGATGATTGTCAACCGGGAGAAAGTGGCCAAGTGGATGATCAGCCGCGGATATGCGACCGGCCATGGCGACACAATCGAGGACCTGCTGAAAGAGTTAGATTGGCAGATTGAAGAACGCATTAGAAACGCGAGGGGAAAATAAATGGAAGGCATGCTCGGATTCGCATTTACAGCCTGGGTAATCCTGGCTTGGTTAACGCACGTCATTGTCTCAATCCAGGGCGCCAAGTGGCTGCTGTTGATTGCTGGGGCGATTGTATTCCCGGTGGGCTGCGTCCACGGCACAGGCATTTGGTTCGGGGTGTTTTGATGGACCGCGAAGAAATAATCCGCATGGCGCGGGAGGCTGCGTTCTCTGAACCAGCACACCCATTCATTACTTGGGGCGCAAGCGACGAACAGCTTGAACGCTTCGCTGCCCTTGTCGCCGCCCATGAGCGTGAAGAGTGCGCGAAGGTGTGTGACAAATGGGAAGAAGCCTTAGGGAAGTATTACGCCAAGGGTTTAACAGAGCTATGCGCATCAGCCATACGAGCAAGGGGGCGGGCATGATCTGCCCTTACTGCCGAACCCCAAAGGGTCAGGGGTACAAGACCAAGATCCTCGAGACCCGAACATTCTGGAACCCCGAAAGGCATTATTACTTCGTAGAGCGCCGCCACAAATGCAAGCAGTGCGAAGAGGAATTCTGGACCGAAGAGCGATCACCCAAAGTAAAGGAGCAAACATGAACCAAGATCTTAAAAAGCAAATCATCAAAGACCTGGAGAGCAAGCGCATCAAGGGCAAGCAGTACGCCTTCGACGTAGATAAGCTAACCGCATATGTCCAGCAGCTACTCGACGAGGAGCGGGAAGTCTGCGCAACCCTGGCCGAGCCGGTGGGCATGTTCGGCGTGTCGGACCTTATCAGGATGAGGATGTACAAACAGCCCGAAGCGGGAGTACAATAGGGGCGTTTTCTGTGTGTCTCCTGGTTGTGGGTCCTTCCCCTCACGACGTTACCCCCTTCCACAGGGGGTTTTTTTCGTGTATCCTAAAGGTAAGTGCTTGATTTTTGAAGGAAAATCAGAATGCCAGCAGGAAGACCGACCGACTACGATCCCAAATATTGTGAACTGGTTATTGAGATGGGCCGCCAAGGTAAGAGCAAGGCCCAGATCGCCGCGACCATAGGGGTGACGAGGAAGACTATGTGGACTTGGTGCTCCGTCCACGAAGAATTTCTAAACGCCATAGAGTATGCAGAGGAACTAGCCCTCCAATGGTGGGAGGACATAGCCCAGGATCACTTGAAGCAGACCAAGGATGGCGTGACCCTGAACACCTCGCTCTGGTCCCGCTCGATGGCCGCAAGATTCCCCAAGGACTACACCGACCGGACTAAGCACGAGATCACCGGCAAGGATGAAGGCCCCGTACAAGTGGACATGGTGATGGACGTCGCACAATCCCTGATCGATGAATTGACCGGCATCCGCCAGAATGCTGACAGCAAGTCAAAGCAAGCGGATTGAAGCCAAGCTTGCCCTGCACCAGGAGGCGCTGAAGAAGCTACCCCCGGAAGCAGCGGCAGCCTTCAGAGCCCGGATGAAATGGCTCATGAGGGCGCACAAGCACCAGATCCCGCCCAAGGGCAATTGGTGGACGGTATGGCTCTTACTCGCGGGTAGGGGCGCAGGAAAGACCAGGACAGCCGCCGAGGACGTATGGCATACAGCCTGGACGACGCCGAACATCCGCATCTTGATCTCAGGACCGACCTCGGCAGACATCCGCGACACGATGATCGAAGGCGAGTCAGGCCTGCTCAACTGCATGCCCGAGGAGATCCGGGTCAAGTACACGAGGAGCCTGCACGAGATCGTCCTTACGAACGGCTCACTGATCAAGGGCATACCGGCCTCGGAGCCTGAGCGCTTCCGGGGTCCGCAATGGCACCATGCTTGGTGCGACGAGTTGGCAGCCTGGGAATACCTCGATGCAGCCTGGGACCAGATCATGTTCTCGGTCCGCCTGGGTGATAAGCCGCGGATCGTCGTAACCACCACGCCAAAACCTAAGCCGCTGATCATCGACCTGCTGAACCGAGACGGCGAGGACGTCGTCGTCACGCAGGCTTCGACCTACGACAACCTTGCCAACCTTGCCGGGACGTTCAAACAGCAGATCTTGCAGTACGAGGGCACCTCCCTGGGCCGCCAGGAGATCCACGCCGAGATCATCGACCCCGAAGAGGCTGGGATCATCAAACGCGCCTGGATCAAGCTATGGCCCTCAGATAAGCCCTTTCCGCGCTTTGAGTTCGTGGTCCAGTCCTATGACGGCGCTTATACCGAAAAGACCATCAACGACCCCTCGGCCTGTAGCGTATGGGGGATCTTCAAGCCCAGCGAAGACAAAGGCTTTTGCGCCATGCTGATCGATTGCTGGGAAGAGCGCTTGCAATATCCTGACCTGAAGGAGAAGGTAATTGAAGACTTCGGCACGGTTTATGGCGACCCCAATGAATTCGGACAGGGCAAGAAGACTGACATGGTTCTGGTTGAAGACAAGTCCTCCGGCATCTCCCTCCTCCAGGACCTGGGGCGTGCCCACATACCCTGTCGGTCATACAATCCCGGCGGAGCGGACAAGGTCCAACGGGTCAACCTGATCGCCCCGCTGATCAAGGCCGGACGGGTGTATATTCCGGAGAGCACGAAGAACGAAGGCCACCCCCGATCTTGGGCTGAGCCCCTCGTCAATCAGCTTTGCGCCTTCCCTGAGGTCAGGCATGACGACCTCGTGGATACAACGTCCCAGGCCCTGCGCGTGCTGCGAGACATGGGATGGCTTGTCATTGATCCTCCGCCGCCGGATAATGACGACCAATACCCCGAGGACCGGCCTCGGCGGGTCAATCCTTACGCGGTTTAGGGACCACCATGCCAAACCCACGCGCCCAGAAGAATCCGACGTTCATCCCCCAGGCCCTGCAAGGCCTAGCCGACATGGGCCGCGGTGCGGTACGAGGCGCCTTAGCAGAAAGCTTAGGTACGGCAGGCGACCTTACCCAGGCGCTGAGCAACATCAAGACGGCAGGCTTCATGCCAGCCATGCTTGCAAGGGGCCTACAAGGGCCTACAAGCGAAGAAATGAGCCACGCCTTACGAGGCATGACCCCGAACCCTTTAACGCAGCCTGACCGCGCTCACACGGCCCAGATGGGCCAGACCTTCGGTTCGGTCCCTGCATCGATGGCTGGAGGGGCTGGGACCAATGCTGCACTGCAAAAGATGGCAGGCAGGCTAAACAACATGCAGAAGGTCGAGTCCATGATGCCCAAGGCGCCCAAGCCGGTAGCCGAGGTGCTCAAGGGGCCCGAGCCCGACTTCATGCGCGTCTACTCTGGCCAGCGTATCCCGATCGAGGGCAAGTTTGACATCATGAGGGCAGATCCCCATGCCTCGATGGGTCGCGCCTTTTACACGGCAGAGCTTCCCCGGTACGCCAACAAGTTCACCGGCAATCAGCCTGGAGCTAACGTCACGCCTGTCGACGTTGATCGCAACCGGATGCTGATGTTCGACAAGATGTACGACACGCCCCAGGGCCAAATGGAAGGCCTTGACTACTACGACATGCTGCGCAGGCAGGCCATGGTCAAGCCTGGGATCGGCAAGGATATGATCCGCCAGGAAATCCTCGACGCTGGATTCGCCGGGACTCAAATGCCCAACGCAACGGGAAAGGCTTATGCAATCTACGACCCGAGCGTGGCCCAGGACATGTCTGGTCGCGGGTTTGCACGCGGCGGTCTGGTAGACGGCTCGAGCAATGACGACGCAACTGGAGGTCAGGGCTGGAGAGCGGCTCCCGGCATGGCTGCTGGCGGAGTTCCCTATAAAGGTCTTAATCCCATGGCGACAGGCCTGGGCCAAATGAGACAGCAGTCCGTAGCAAGGGATGCAGCTTCGAACCTGATGGCCCAAAACCGAGCCGCTCAGTTTGCCAACCAAGACGCGCTCCGCCTGCAACGGCAAAACCAGTTGGCAGCCGCTAAGACCGCACGCCTGAATGCCCTGGCACCCAAGCTGTCGACCTACGTCCCGCCTCCTGCTGCGCCTGTCGTTCAGCTACCTCTGGGCAATACGACAACCGCTGGTTCCGTAACCGATACAAGCGTGGATGCGGCATCGGCCTTGAATCCTAATTATCAGGCTGACATGGATGCCATTCGAAACGCTGGCGCTCGAGGCGGCCTCGTAAGCATGGCAGGCGGTGGTTTGGCCAAGAAGGCCGCTGATAAGGCTTTTAAGGCCCTTCCTGGTCAAAGCTTCCAGGGCAAGACTGGTTTGTCGGTATTGTCACCCGACGAGGAAGCAAGGCGCCTTATCGCGAAGATGGATCAGCCTTCGATTGAAGACGTGCTCAAGACTGTCGAAGAGCCCAAGCCCGTTACCGCAGCCCAGCGTGCCGCGGCTGGAAGGGCTGCCGCCAAGCAGATCGCAGCCACGCCGGTCCAAAAGCTTTCGGAGGTGCTGGGCAATCTGAACATTGAGGGTAAGGGCTCGATCGGAGCAAGCCAGTCCGACCGCACAAAAGTCGGAGGCGGAAATATTGGGGGAGGGTTGTTTTCGGCCATTCAGCATGCTGACCCGCTTTACGAGGGCAAGGCATGGGGCGTAGGTAATATCGCCACCGCCAGCAAGCTTGCATCGAACTTTGCCGATCCCAACAAGTTCTTTACTACTCTGCTGGGCTCGGAGCATCAGTTAAAAACCAACCCAATTGTTTTCGAGAAGCTCAAGCGTGGCTTCTTCCAGGCCATAAAAGAAGGCAAGCTCGGGCCTGAGCTTGAAGCCAAGATCAACAAAAACCTTGAGATAACCTTTGGCGAAGGTGCGCAGATCCGCGATCCCCAGGTGTGGAAGCAGGCCGACTCGTTTGAGAGACGCGCCGCTTTAGCAGACCTGATGCTCGGCCAGGGCAAGCCGCCAAAAGAAGGGGGTGTTGCCCTTGGCGGAGAGAAGAGCGGCAAAGGCGTGATCTTTAGGCCGAGCGACATCCTGAAAGCAGAGACCGAACCAATCTTGCTTCACCCCGAGCATGGTGGAACTGTGCCTGCTTACGCTATAGGTCCAAGGCTGGTCCAATTAACCGGCGAGTATTCGGTGCGCCCAGATCTTCATCCGGGGTTTCCGGTGCTTATGGAGGGTAGGGACCTGAACGTCATGTTCAATCCGGTTCCAGGGGAGACGGCGTTTCCGACTTTCGTCGAAGAGCTTGCAACCCCCAGCGCAAAGTACCCGAAGGGCAGGAAGCCTCAGTATTTCGAATGGACGCTTGGTCTTCCCGGAAAGGGCCTGCCTAGTGAACTGGTAACCGATAAGTACCTCAAGCATTTGCAAAAGGAAGGCTACAAGCAGGGTGGCAAGGTTAAGAAGATGCAAGCAGGCGGTAAGGCCATAGTAAGCGGTCTCCAGGCCCTTGCTAAGCCTGCCAAGCAGACCATCACGTCGGCCATCGATCCCACTATGGACATCGCAAGCAGGCTGTCCCAGCCCGATCGCGTCAATCTCCTGCCGATGCCTAGCCGGTGGTTCCTTGATCCCAAGAACAACCCGAACGTGCAAAAGCTTGTCGAGAAGGTCCTCGAGGTCAACAACATGAAGCGCTCGGACTTTTACTCGGGCGCTTTCGTGAACCCGCGTACCGGCGAGGTCATGGACAAGAAGGTCATGCAGGACGTCGGTGTACTGATCAACCCGAATACCGGCAGGCCCATGATGAGCGCCGAGAAGGAAACGGACCTGACGATCGGCGACCGCAAGAAGGGCTCGATCACCAAGTCAAACCTCGTTCGCAAGCAGCTTTACGAGACCGAAGGCGATCCAATCCTCAAGGACCTAGACTTCCTCGTGGCCATCGAGCAATCGGGCATGGGACACAAGTACGGGCTGGCCACTGAGTACGCCACGCCTGCCGAAATGTTCAATACCATGACGGGCGACAACCCGACCCTTAGGCCAAAGAGCCAGGGCGATGTCTTCGGGATCGGCGACATCGTTGGGCGCATGTCCATGAAGTCGAGCAAGATGCCTCACGACGTTTACGAATCCTTACTAATCGCGCCCAAAGGCTCCGACGTCCAGGGCGTCAAGCTGAGCAAGAAGAAGGGCGGCATAGTGAAAGGGCGCAAATGAAACCGATCAACCCGTTCACTGCTAACCTGATTAAGAAGGCTGCGAAGAAGACCTTAACCAAGGAAGAGCGCGACGAGAACCTGAAGAAATTCCTTGAGCCAAGCGCAGTGCAGATGCGCCTTTATCATGGCACGACAGCGACTGAGGGAGGTAAAGGGCAGGAAGCCATTCGGCAATTCAAGCCAAGCAAGGAAGGGGCACTTGGATCGGGCGTTTACATGACCCCCAAGGCTGACTATGCTGGGTACTATGCTGTAATCACTCCATATGGAGCACCTCCATCGACTGGGGGCAATGTTTTGCCTGTCTACGCCCAGATGCGCAACCCATTGGTGATCAATGGCGAGGGCGACCCAATGATCGAAGCGCTGATTAAGTTGGGACTGGATGAGAACAAAGCGTCTCGCATTGTTGAGCGTGCGTACGAGAACAAAGGCTACATCGGCAAAGAAGTCGAGTCACGCGCTAGAGCCGCAGGATATGACGGCCTGATGCAGTATCGAGATGGTGAACTGGCCGAGGTGGTTTCCTACAACCCCAGCGCCATCAAAAGTGCCCTTGGTAACGAAGGCACTTACGACACTTCGACACCCTTGCTTAACAAGGCCGAGGGCGGCCTGATCCGCATGCAGGGCGGTGGCAAGCCACCACCGGGCATTAAACGCGCTACAGACCGCGCCAAGGAAAGCAAGAGCGTATTGCCCGTCGCAGGTGCTAGGCAGGCACGGCAAGCCATCCAGGGCTATCTAGGCATGGACCCAAGCTTCAGCGTCATGGACCCCGAGGCTCAGGCGCTCGAGTCAGCCTACCGCGGTGGCGAGACCGCAAGCGTGCTTGGCGATCTCGTTGCAAGCCTGACGCCATTTGCCGCCGCCTCGGCCGCCGCTAAGGCCAATCAAGTTCCAGGCCTTGCTGAACTGATTGCTTACCATGGCTCACCACACAAGTTCAAGAAGTTCGACGCCAGCAAGATCGGCACGGGTGAAGGTGCTCAGGCTTATGGCCATGGGCTGTACTTTGCTGAGAATCCCAAGGTGGCCAAAGAATATGCCATCAATCTTGCAAACCGTGATCTTGCCAATCAAGGCAGGCTCAATGCCCATGCAAACGCAAAAAGGCTGGCAACGCTTGCTGGCGATCCTAAATATGCCGCCGATGATATTCGGAGCGTATTGGAATTAAACCCAAAGCATGAGCAGGCTGGCTTATTAAAAGCCACGCTTGAGATGCTGGAGTCTGGTGACTATGCAAAGCCGCTCAAAACTCAAGGCTCTCTCTACACTGTAGACATCCCAGATGAAAAGATTGCTCAGATGCTGGACTGGGATAAGCCGCTGAGCCAGCAGCCCAAAGCAGTGCAAGAATTTGCTAAAAGTAAAGACCCAAACCTTGCAAGCAAGGAGCCTCATTTTTTAGCACCTTCAGGCGAAATTTTCCATTGGACAGAACTTCTTGAAAATGTTGACCAATTAAAAGATAAAAAAATGCGAGAGATGTCGCCAAAAATTTTTGGTGGTGGCGAATGGGTTGATTATGGAGATTACTTGTTAAGCAGAACAACGGGCGGCGACTTTTATCGTAGCCTTTCAGCGCCTTCCGAGTGGAGCAAGCAAGCGTCTATTGGCGCAGGAAGAACGGGTTTTGATGATGTAGAGACATCCGCGTTATTGCGTGAAGCAGGCATACCTGGAATCCAGTACCTTGACCAAGCCTCCCGCGATGCAAAGCAAGGCACCCGCAATTTCGTTGTGTTCCCTGGCGAAGAGCAAAGCATCAAGATGCTTGATATTGATGGTGTCCCCCAAAAGGCTGACGGCGGTTTAATTCGCATGCAAGACGGTGGCGACCCCACCCAGATGTTCAACTTCAACCCCATGGCCGCTAAGGCTGCCAAGCAAAAGCAAATGCGCGAGTCTACGCCCGAGACTCCGCTTGGTGCGTTCAGCCGCGGGTTTGCTACGGGCTTGTTTGGTAGCACTGAAGAGCAGGTGCCTTACACCGGCAGCATCATGGAAGGTTCGCCACAGCGCCAGCAATCGCAGGCAAACCTGCGCGAGATTGGCCGCAATGTCGGCGCACTGACAGACATCGGTGGCATGGTTACTCCATTCGTTAAGCCTGCAACCCAAGCCGTTACACGCGGCGCTACAGCACTTGGAAGGACAGGCCTTGAGCAAGTCGATCGCGCCATGTTTGGCGAAGGTCCGCTTGGCAATGCCCTGAGCATGGTAGCGCCACTGAACGTCAACGCACCTGTCAGCAAGCTTGGCTTTTACAACCCGATCGAAGAGATGGCCACCGCCTTGCAGCGCAAGCAAGGGCCAGGGCAGGCCTTCCTCAATGAGTTCACCAAGGCAGGTATCAGCAAGCAGCGCCTCGAGGATGCAGGCCTAGCTCAAAAGCTTGCTGCCGCGCCCAACGTCACGCGTGAAGAAGTCCAGGCTATGACCAAGGGCACGATGCCCGACGTCGAGGAGGTGGTCCTAAGCAGGTCTGTCATACCGCCCTACATGAAAGGGTTTGCCAACCTGCATATGCCCAACCTCGATGTCAACGATTACAGGCAGATTAATCAGTTGCGCAAGATTGCCGATGAGCGTTATAAGAAAGCTCTTGCGGAGAACGACCTCGATGCGGCCGAGTTTGCGATGAAGGCCGAAGAGGACATCAACAAGTTCAGCAGGACCCACAGCTATGGCACCAAGCCTGGGGACCGGCTGACCGAATTTCATGAGTACCAAGAGCCTGGAGGCAAGAACTATCGCGAGATCTTGCTCAAAGTGCCGGTTAAAAGGGTCAGCGAGGAAGAGGCGCGGGTAATCTTAAATGCTCGACCTGAAGATAAGCTAAGTGTTTACGATATTGACTTTGCATCGCGCAAGGCCAATCCTGCATTCGTATCCACGCACTGGATGGACCCCAATGTCATATCCCATATCAGGATGAATGACCGTGTAGACGCCGACAACAAGAACGTTCTTTTCATTGAAGAGCTTCAATCTGACTGGGCGCAGGAGGGGCGTAAAAAAGGGTTTGCAGGCAAGCCTTTGACAAAGGATGACTTGGTCGCCACGGTTAACAATTCTGCTGATAGGCCGTACTGGGAAGTCCGCACCAAAGACGGCCACTTCATTGCTAACACTGGACTTGGCGACAAAGAGATTAACGCTCAAGAGGCGGTTGACGAAGCCTTGCAATTGGTTCAAACGCGTGGAGATAAGCGAACCCCAGCCGGTCCGTTTGTCAAAAACACCAATGAGTGGGTTGATCTGTCCCTGAAGAACATCATCAGGCGTGCAGTTGATGAGGGCTACGACCGCGTTGCATTCATTGACGGGTACAAGTCCTTCCTGCGTTTTCCCCAGGACGCTAAGGGCGAGTCTACTGAAGCAGGGATGCGCAAGTTTTACGACGAGATTATCCCCAGCAGGCTTAAGGCCCTGGTTGGTAAGGACAATGTCCGGACTATCCCAGGCATCACGCAACAGCGGCCGCTTGATGTTTCGCTGCAAGGCGATCGGTACTATGTGGTCGATGCTGATACCGACATTGCGATACCAGATCATCCTGGATTCCGAAGCCTTGAAAGGGCCGAGCAATACCTTGACGAGTTGTACAGCAAGACCAAATCCATGGACCAGATCGGGTTCGACATTACTCCCGAGATCCGTGAGAAATTTAGCCAGCCCATCCCGTATAAACATGGAGGGGTAGTAAAAATGGCGGCAGGCGGTGCAAAAAAGCTTAAGCGTGCGTCCGAGGCTATCGCCAAGTTCCAAGACCCCCAGGCCACCAAGATCCAGGAGTGGCAGTGGAGGCCCCTGGCCGAGGTTAACAAGCAGCTTAACCTTGCCGAAGTTCCGGATTACATCCAGCGCGGGTACGGAGACTTCATGATCGAGCAGGGCAAACGAGCCGCTGCCGGTAACCTTGGAGTCCGGGACCTGATCAAGGCCTACGGTATTACGCAGTCGAGCATTGGCCGCGGCGGTCTATCCTACGACACGGCAACCAAGGCAGGCTTAAAGGTGCCGAAGACCGAAGGGCTGGTAAGACCGGAGGGCGCCTTCGCTGAATGGCTGGGCTCCAAGCAGGGGCAGAAGTTCCTCGACGACGCCGAGCGTGGCGTAGTCAACGAGAAGGCTCTAGACGACATTCGGGCTAAGTTCGCACCCTTCGGCAAAGCCAACCAGCTTACCGAGCAGCTTCGGTATGGCGTCAACAACATGTCGACCCTGGTCCCGCAAATGCAGCAGGCGCTCGTTGGATCGGCTGATGAGTACCGCGACTGGGCCGAGAGCATTAAGGGCATAGCAGGCGCTAAAAGCGGATTTATAGGCTCGATGCTGGGCCGTGGCGACTTACCTACCCTGGACGCAAGGCAGCTTAACCTGCACTCCCTGGAGAGCCCTGTAGCCCCCCAGACAATGATGCAAAGGGGTAAGGGGCTGGGCGCTCGTGAGGCGGTCGATCGCTTGGCGGCCAGACAGTCTGCACTTGGCCTTGACATTGATCCATCGCTTGACCCGTATTACCAGCACCTAGCGCACCACGCGGTCTGGGATAAAGTAGCCGACGAAAAGACGACCCACGAAGATCTTATGAGGGCGTTGCGTGGCTACAAAGAGGGCGGAGAGCCCGATACCGACGCTATGCGTCTTGAAATGATGAGGAAATCATGGCGATCGAAATGAATCTGCCCCTTGAGGAAAGCCCCGAGGGCGACGAGACGATCTACAAGCTATTTGACGAGAAGCCCGACGTCGAAGAACTCGAGGACGGGTCGGCTGTTGTCCGTATGACCGAGAACGACGGCCCCGAAGAAGATCCGCAGTTCTACGAAAACCTTGCAGCCAAGATCGATCCAAACACCCTGGACGATCTCGCGCTTAAGTACCTCGAGCTATTCGAGAAAGACATGGAGGCTCGTAAGGAGCGCGATAAGCAGTACGAGGAAGGCTTAAAGCGATCCGGTCTTGGTAACGAGGCCCCAGGCGGTGCAACCTTCCAGGGCGCATCCAAAGCCGTACACCCAGTAATTGCCGAAGCCTGCGTGGACTTTGCCA